GTCGGTGATGCGCGCGCTGATCGTCTTCGTCCGCCTGCTGCCGGCCCGGCTGGAGCTGGAGCACCTGCGCTGGGCCCGCCGCGAGATGAACCCGCTGCACCCGAACTTGCCGGAGGTGATCCGGCGCATCCACGTGCTGGAGGAGCGCTGCGCGACCTAGGACGAACAAACGCCTCAAGCCCCCCCTCTGAACCCCCACCCGATCGAGAAAACATGAACGCACCGAACCCGTCCGAGAACACCGCCCTGGCCGTCGCCAGCAGCGCCTCCGCTGGCGCGCTCCTGCTGCACGAAGCCAGCATGGAGCGGCTGGAACGCATCGCCGACCTGATGGCCAGCGGCAAGACTACCGTCCCGCAGCACCTGCGCGGCAGCAAGGGCGACTGCTTCGCCATCGCGCTGCAGTCCATGCAGTGGGGCATGAATCCCTTCTCGGTGGCGCAGAAGACGCACCTGGTAAATGGCACTCTGGGCTACGAGGCGCAGCTCGTGTCCGCGGTGATCAACAGCAGCGGCGCGGTGCAGGACCGGTTCCACTTCGAATGGTTCGGCGAGTGGGAAAAGATCGTCGGCAAGTTCAAGGAGGTCGAGAGCAAGACCAAGACCGACGACAACGGCCGACCGAAGAAGTTCATCGTTCCGGACTGGAAGCAGGAAGACGAACGCGGCCTGGGCGTGAGGGTCTGGGCCACGCTGAAGGGCGAGCGCGAGCCGCGCGTCCTTGAACTGCTTATGACCCAGGCGCGTACCCGCAACAGCACGCTCTGGACCGAGGACCCGAAGCAGCAGATCGCCTACCTGGCGCAGAAGCGCTGGTCGCGGCTGTACGCCCCGGACGTGATCCTCGGCGTCTACACGCCTGACGAACTCGCTGAGCCGAACGAGAAGTTCATGGGCCCGGCCGAGGTCCTGCCACCCGCGCCCCCAGCCGCCTACGACCAGGCCGCCTTCGCCAAGAACCTCCCCGCCTGGAGGAAGCTGATCGAGGCCGGGCGCAAGACAGCCGACGAGGTCATCGCCACGGTGGAGGCGAAGGCGCCGCTCACCGACGCGCAGAAGGCGGAGATCCGCGCCATCAAGGCCGCGGCCGCGCCGTCGCCCACCTCCGCGCCTGCGGCAACGGCCGCCAGCCCTGCGAGCCAGGTGCAGGACGTGACGCCCAAGGTCACCTATGCCGTGATCGCCGACGCGATCCAGAAGTCCGAGGACCACGACCAGCTGGACGCGGCCAAGGAACTCATCGAACAGATCGCCGACGAAGGCCAGCGCGGCGAACTCACCCGCATCGCCGACGAGCGCGGCGAAAAGCTTGCTTTCTGAAAGGACCGAATCATGCGAATTCTGGAAGGACTCATCCAAGGCTCTCCGGAGTGGAAGGCTGTCCGCTCAAAGTACCCCTGCGCCAGCGAGGCACCGATCATCATGGGCGCCAGCCGCCACATGACGCGTGCCGAGATGCTGCGGCTGAAGTCCGCTGGCATGGAGAAGGAGTTCAGCGACTTCGTCCAGCGAATGGTTCTGGACAAGGGACACCAGGTGGAGCGGCCGGCGCGCGCCATTACCGAGCAGCAGCTGGACGAGGAACTGTATCCCGCCACCGCGGTAGCTGACGACGACTCGATGCTCGCCAGCCTGGACGGCATCACGATGGTCGAAGACACGATCTTCGAACACAAGCAGTGGAATGAAGAATTGGCTGCCGCGATCCGTGCTGGCGCCACCGAATTTCCCGACGGCCAGGAATGGCAGCTGGAGCAGCAGCTGATCGTGGCGAACCAGGCCGAGCGGGTGATCTTCGTCTGCTCGGACGGCACCGAAGAGCGTCGCGTCCAGATGGAGTACCGGCGGGTGCCGGGCCGCGCCGAGCAACTGCGCGCCGGCTGGGCGCAGTTCAACCACGACCTGGAGCATGGCGACCACACGCCGGCCCCGCCGAAGGCCGTCGCCCCGCCGATGGAGGCCCTGCCGGTCGTGAGCGTGCGGATGGAAGGCACGCTTCGGGTCATCTCCAACCTGGACGTGCTGGCGCCGGCCCTGCGCGCCTACATCGACTGCATCCCGGCCAAGCCATCCACCGACGAGGAATTCGCGCACGCCGAAGCCGCCTGCAAGGCGCTGAAGAAGGTGGAGGAAGCACTGGACGCGCAGGAGGAATCAGCACTGGCGAGCCTGGAGTCTTTCGAACAGATGCGCCGGCTGAAGGCAACCCTGCACAAGCTGGCGCGCGACACCCGGCTGCAGCGCGAGAAACTGGTGGAAGCGCGCAAGCTGGAGATCCGCAGGGAAGAGATCGAACGCGGCAAGCAGGCGCTCGCGGAACACATCGCCGGTCTGAACACACAGATCGGCAAGCCGTACATGCCGCAGGTCGACAACGACTTCCCGACCGCGATCAAGGGCAAGAAGACGGTCCAAAGCCTGCGCGATTCGATCGACCAGCACCTGGCTGATTGCAAGCTTAAGGCGAACGAGATCGCCGGCCGGATCACGATGAACCTGCGCCACCTGCGCGAGCACGCCAGCGAGCACAAGCAGTTGTTCCCGGACGTCGGCACCATCGTGCTGAAGGCAGCGGACGACCTGCAGGCACTGGTGGCGGCGCGGATCGCGGAGCACAAGGCGGCGGAGGAACGCCTGCTGGAGGCCGAACGGCAGAAGATCAGAGCCGAGGAAGAAGCCAAGGCGCGCGCCGCCGCGGCCCGAGAGCAGCAGGAGCGCGAGGACGCGGAGCGCCGCCAGCGCGAGGAGCAGGAAGCAGCGCAGCGTCGCGAGCTCATCGAGGCGCAGGAGCGGAAGCAGCGCGAGGACCGGGATGCAGCGGCCAGTACGCCCGCCCCCAGCCCCGCCGTCATCCCCATGCCCACCCGGGCGCCAGCCCAGTCCGCAGCGCGCACGCTCACCCTGACCAGCGTCGCTCAGCGCCTTGGCTTCACCCTGCCCGCTGCGTTCGTCACCGAGAAGCTGGGCGTGGCCGGAGAGAAGGACCGCTCCGCCACGAAGTTCTCCGAGCACGAGTTCGACGAGATCTGCACCGCCCTGCTGCACCACGTCGACTACGTGCGCGCGCTGCACCGCCAGCAGCAAGCCGCCTGATCACCAACAACAACCCCGGAGAACCTCAAATGCGACTGGAATTCATCGGCAAGACGAAGGGCCGGATCACGGACGTAGCCGGCTTCACGATCAAGCTCGGACAGAAGGACAACCGCCCGGCTGCGCAGCTGCACGTGAGGGCCACGGCCCCGAACGCGATCCTGGACAAGTTCTCTCCGCGCATCCGCACACTGCTGTTCGAAAAGGCGGCCGGCAGCGAAAAGATGCAGAAGCAGCTGGAGGGCATCGAGGTGGTGTCCGATCTTCCCAACCTGACCGAGGAAGGTTCGAAGCTGGGCACCCTCAGCTGGAACGACGAGCAGACCGGCTGCACCTTCATCGTCGATCGGGCCATCGATCCGCTGAAGCTCAGGGACTGCAAGGCGAGCGACTTCAAGATCCGCTCCCGCGACGGCGGCACCGTGCAGGTGGACTTCACCCTGGTCACGGGCGAGATCGACCGCGACACGGCCGGGGACCTGCTGCTGCTGAAGGACACGGACATCATGTTCGAGCTCGAGGCCGCGCAGGTGCACCAGCAGGAGCTTCCGTCCGAAGAGGACGGGGACGAGCCGGACGACGCTGGCGACGGGCTCGGAGAGGAGCTGACGCCCGAGAAGGCGCTGGCCGGGGCGCTGCAGCAGCACGCCGAGGGCAAGGAGGTCACGGTCAAGCCGCCCGCGCGCAAGACGCCGGTCGCCAAGAAGATCGCGCGCGCCGCCGGCAAGCAATCCCGCCGCGCGAAGGCCTGACCGCCTATTTCACGAACACATCACACCCCAACCAGGAGAACCCTGTGAACGTCGACAACCCTTCCATCCTCGTCCCCGCAGAACACGGCACGCCCTTCGAAGGCGGCTTCTACGGCGGCCGCATCCGCAGCGGCGAGAAGATCTTCGCCGTTGTTTGGGCGCCCAAGGCACTCGGCGAGACGTCCATGATCTGGCTCCCCAGCTACAAGGACGTGCCGAACGCCACCAGCTGCTTCCACAGCATGGACAACACCGTGGCGATGGCCGAAGCCGGCAGCCCGCTGGGACAGTGGGCGCGCGGGTTGGACATCAACGGCAAGACCGACTGGTGCATCCCGGCGCGCGACGTTCTGGAGCTGGGCTACCGCTACCTGAAGCCCACCACCTACGAGAACAGCACCAGTTTCCGCGACGGCGACAACCCGAGCAGCCTGCCGGCCGGCTATCCCTACACCGAGCAGCTGCCGGCGCAGACCGCGGCTGAGGCCTTCCGCGAAGGTGGGGCCGAGGCCTTCGACCCCGTCTGGTACTGGAGCTCCACGCAGTACGCCAGCAACGACGCCTGGAGCCAGCACTTCAACGACGGCAGCCAGGGCAGCCTCAGCAAGAAGTTCGAGGCGCGTGCCCGCGCCGTCCGCTTGATTCAGCTCAATCCTTAAATCCTTCAATCCTTTTCAGGAGGGGAAATGCACATCCAGAACGTCAACATCCACCTGAGCGTGCCCGGCTTCGGCGCAGCGTTGCTCTCTGCGCTCGCGGAGTTCGGCAGCGCCCCGGAAGCGGAGATCACCACGGCGCCCACGGGCAAGCCCGTGCCGCCGGCCATCGGCGAGTACTGGGCTGGCCAGGGCGGCATCTACGCCGGCTTGATGCGCGGCCGCGACGGCGCGCCGGACTACCACCTGGTGCTAGCGACCGATCCGAAGTCCGTCTTCACAAAGCGCGCGATCGGCACCTACGGTACCGAGGTGGAAGGCGCGGCCAGCGACCATGACGGCCTCGCCAACACGAAGGCATTCGCGCAAGCCGGCAGCGACCTGTGCCGCGAGATCCTGGCGCTGGAGATCGATGGCCACAGCGACTTTTACCTGCCGTCGCGGATCGAATCGCGCCTCCTGTGGTGCAACGTGCCCGAGCTGTTCGAGAAGGAGTGGTACCTGACGAGTACGCAGGGCGCCAGCAACGGCGCCTGGCTCCAGGGCTTCTTCCACGGCACCCAGAGCAACGGCGGCAAGAAGTTCGAGGCGCGTGCCCGCGCCGTCCGCAGATTGATTCTTTGATCCTTTAGTCCTTCCAAATGGCCCTGCACCACCAACTGCCGATTCACAGGACCGGAAGCGAGCTGCTCGGTCTCGCCGCCACCATCCAAGCGCAGATGCCTCGCGGCTTCAAGCGCACGGTGGGCGACAAGATCGTCAGCCACTGCTCGGAAATGCTGGACCTGATGGCGCTGGCAAACGCCACCAGGGGTGCTCAGCGCGCGGCACACATCGGCCAGATCCTCACGCACGTGCGAGCCGCCACCGTGTGGCTGCGCGTTGCGCTGGACCTGCGCGCCGTGTCCACGAAACCCTGGGCGCGGTCGGTGGAGATGCTGGACAGCATAGGCAAGCAGGCCAATGGCTGGATGTCCAAGACCCGCGAAAAGGCGCCTGCAGCATGACGGTCACGGCCCACATGCCCGAGCGCACATTGAATCTGGTCGCGCCGCTGCCTCACGAGGGCACCGCCATGCGCATCACGGATACCGCTGCCCGCAGGCAGGACCGGTCCGGCGCAGTTTCCCCGCTGGTCGGCGCAGGCCTCCGGCAGGGCGACGTGGATAGCGCGAACAAACGCAGTACGCCAGCAACAACGCCTGGAACCAGAACTTCAACAACGGCAACCAGAACAACAACAACAAGAAGTTCGAGGCGCGTGCCCGCGCCGTCCGCAGATCCAAGCTTTTCGTTCTCCGCGCTCGTGCAGGCCTATCTGGACTGCCGCCAGCACAAGCGCAACACCGCCAGCGCCCTCGCATTCGAGGCCCACCTCGAGGCGAACCTCTGCGCGCTGTTCGAGGAGCTGGCCGCGGGCACCTACCGCCCCGGCCGCTCCATCTGTTTCGTCATCACGCGGCCGAAGCCGCGCGAGGTGTGGGCGGCCGACTTCCGCGACCGGATCGTGCACCACCTCCTGTACAACCACGTGGCGGCGCGCTTCCACACCAGCTTTGATGCCGGCAGCAGCGCCTGCATCCCAGGCCGCGGCACGCTCTACGCGGCGCGCCGGCTCGAGGCCAGCGTGCGCAGCGTCACCGAGAACTGGAGCCGCCCCGCCCACTACCTGAAGTGCGACCTGGCCAACTTCTTCGTCGCGATCGACAAGAACGTATTGCACGAGCAGCTGGCCAGGAAGATCCATGAGCCCTGGTGGCTGTGGCTGGCCGGCCAGGTTCTCTTCCACGATCCGCGCGAGAACGTGGAACTGCGCGGCCGCGCCGAGCTGCTGGCCAAGGTGCCGCCGCACAAGAGCCTGTTCAACGCGCCGGCCAACACCGGCCTGCCGATCGGCAACCTGTCGTCGCAGTTCTTCGCCAATGTGCACCTGGACGCGCTGGACCAGTTCTGCAAGCACCAGGTGCGCGCGCGCCACTACGTGCGCTACGTCGACGACTTCGTGCTGCTGCACCACGACGCGAGCTGGCTGAACACGGCGCACGCGCGGATCCGGGAATTCCTGCCGGCGCGCCTGGGCGCCCGGCTCAATGACGCGAAGACCATCCTGCAGCCGGTGGCGCGCGGCATCGACTTCGTCGGCCACATCGTGAAGCCGTGGCGGCGCACGACGAGGCGCCGCACGCTGGTCGGCGGAATGCGCCGGCTGCAGCAGATGCCGGCCGACGAGGTGTTCCAGGCGGGGAACAGCTACCTCGGTCTGGTGCGCCAGGCCAGCCACAGCCACAACGAACAGGCCGCCATCGCGCGCGTGCTGCTGAAGCGCGGGCATGTGGTGGCTGGTGACCTGTCGAAGATCTACAAGAAAGTGAACTCCTGATGCGAGCGATCGACCTGTTCGCCGGAGCCGGCGGCTTCAGCACCGGCGCCAAGATGGCCGGCTGCCGCGTGGTCTGGGCCGCCAACCACTGGCCTGCGGCCGTGCAGGTGCACGCGAACAACCACCCGGAAACGGAGCACGTGTGCCAGGACCTGCAGCAGGCCGACTGGACGGTCGTGCCTGCGCACGACCTGTTGATGGCGTCGCCGGCTTGCCAGGGTCACAGCCGGGCCCGCGGCAAGGAGCGGCCGCATCATGACGCCCAGCGCTCCACCGCGTGGGCCGTGGTTAGCGCCGCGGAGTGCCACCGCCCGCCCGTTGTGCTGGTGGAGAACGTCCCCGAGTACAGCCGATGGATCCTGTTCCCCGCGTGGTGCGCCGCGATGCACGCGCTCGGCTACGCCCTGGCGCCGATGATCCTGGACGCCGCGGACCATGGCGTTCCTCAGCATCGCCGCCGGCTGTTCATCGTCGGCACCAGGTCGAAGCACCCGATCGAGCTGAAGCTGCCGCAGCGCTCGCACGTGCCTGCCGCCGATGTGATCGACTTCGCCGCCGGCAATTGGACGCAGGTCGCGGACAAGGTGCCGGCGACCCGCGCTCGCGTTGCCAGGGGTCGCGCCTGCTTTGGCACCCGGTTCGTGATGCCCTACTACGGGAGCGGATCGGGGCTGACCGGCCGCTGTCTGCGCCGCCCAATCGGCGCGATCACCACGAAGAACCGCTGGGGCGTGGTAGATGGCGACCGGATGCGCATGCTGATGGCGGCCGAAACCTGCGGCTTCATGGGGTTCCCCAACGGCTACCTGTACCCGGACAGCATCACGCTGGCCACCTTCATGTTTGGGAACGCTGTCTGCCCGCCGGTGGCGTGCGACGTGATCAACGCGATTCGGGAGGCGGCATGAAACGCAAGCCCACGGCACCAACGCACCAGGATCTGGTGCAGCAGGCTGACCGCGAGCGGCCCAACATCACCTGGCGCGAACGGCAGGCAATCCGCCGCCTACAGCTGGGAGGCCGGTTCGAGAGGTCCGACCGGTGCGGCTTCGATCCGATGGAGCTGCGCCTCGGCTTGCAGGCGCAGCTGCGGCAGAACCGGCCGTACTACGCCATCAACAACCCCATCTACCACGACCTGCTTCTGCGGCACCCGAGGCACGACGACTCCCTGCCTGGCCCGGCGTGGCTGCAGACGGTCTACCACGGCAACCGCCGCGACCTCGTGACGTTGCCCGGTGTGCGCGTGGTGCTGCGCGCGCGGGCCAAGGCCATCGCCGACCAATACCGCATGCCCGAACCGAGCCCGGCGCGGAAGGCGCCGAGCCCGCAGGCGGACCTGTTCACAGTGGAGGACGCATGAGGCAGATCCCTCTGGTTCTCGACCCCTGCTGCGGCAGCCGGATGTGGTGGTTCGACCGCGAGCACCCGGATGTGATCTACGGAGATCGCCGACGCGAAACCGTGACCGTCACCGACCGCTCGCACGGAAACCCCAGTGGTAAGCGGGTCCTCCGCATCGAGCCCGACCAGCAGATGGACTTCCGCGCCATCCCTTTCGCTGACGGCACATTCAGGCTGGTGGCGTTCGATCCGCCGCACCTGGTCCGCGCCGGGCCGCGAAGCTGGATGGCGGCGAAGTACGGAAAGCTGTCCGATGACTGGCGGGAGGACCTACGCAAGGGCTTCGCGGAGTGCTTCCGCGTGCTGGCCACCGACGGCGTGCTGGTGTTCAAGTGGAACGAAACGCAGGTTCGGATCGCCGAGGTGCTGGCCCTGACGCCGCACCGCCCGCTGTTCGGCAACACGTCCGGCAAGAAGGCCGGCACCCACTGGATGGTGTTCATGAAGCCCAGCACGCAGGAGGGCGCCTGATGCAGTGCCAATCCTGCGGAGGCCTCGTCACCTGGCGCGGCCCGCTCACCGACCTGACGCACACCGAGTGCGAGAACTGCGGCGCGATCAACAACCATGTGCCGGAGGACGAGCCGGCCGAAGAGGAGGACCAAGTTGACGGCTGAAGCCTACCCGCTACAGTGGCCCGCCGGCCGCAAGCGGACCGACAACTGGCGCCGGGAGAACGCCAAGTTCGAGGTGACCTTCGCCCGGGCGCGCGACAACATCGTCGCGGAGATCGGGCGCCTGGCCGGCCGCTACCCGGACCCGCAGATCGTGATCAGCACGAACATCGCCTTGCGCCGCGACGGCCTGCCGCTGGCCAACCAGCGCCAGCCGGACGATCCGGGCGTGGCCGTGTACTTCCTCTACAAGAAGCGGCAGATGTCCTTCGCCTGCGACCGCTGGCGGAAGATCGAGCACAACATGCAGGCGATCGCCAAGACGATCGAGGCGCTGCGCGGCATCGCGCGCTGGGGGACCGGCGACATGCTGGAGGCGGCGTTCACAGGCTTCACGGCCCTGCCCCCGCCGCCGGCGGCCGGACCCGGCGCTGCCCCGGCGCAGCGCACCTGGCGCGACGTGTTCGGCACCGGAGTGCACACGCGCGCCCAGCTGCAGGAGGTCTACCGCCGCCTGGCCGGCGCCTACCACCCCGACCGCGGCGGGGACCCTTCCAAGATGGCTGAACTCAATCGCGCCCGCGACGAGGCGCTGCAGGAGCTTCGCTGATGGCCGAGAACAGCAACATCGAATGGACGGACCACACCTTCAACCCCTGGTACGGGTGCACGAAGGTCGGCCCGGGCTGTGACCACTGCTACGCCGAGGCGCGGATGGACACCCGCCTGCACCGCGTCCAGTGGGGCGCTGGCCAGCCGCGCGTGCGCACGAAGGACTGGGGTGACCCGGGGCGCTGGAACCGGCAGCACGAGGCCTTCTTCGCCGCGCACGGGCGGCGCCAGCGGGTCTTTTGCGCGAGCCTGGCCGACGTGTTCGACAACGAGGTGCCGGCGCAGTGGCGCGTCGACCTGTTCCGCCTGATCGCGGACACCCCGAACCTGGACTGGCTGCTGCTCACGAAGCGCATCGGCAACGTGAGCCGCATGCTGCGCAACGTGATCGACAGCCTGGTGCGGGAATCCGCCTCCACGGAGGACGAGCCGCCCTACTGGCCCTGGCCCAACGTCTGGATCGGCGCCACGATCGTCAACCAGGAGGAGGCCGACCGCGACATTCCCAAGTTGCTGGAGGTGCCGGCGCGCGTCAGGTTCTTGAGCATGGAGCCGCTGCTGGGGCCGGTGGAATTTTCGAACGTAACCCGGCGCGCCGATGCTGTGAGGCAGCTGGGAAAGAAGGCACTGGCCGGCATCGATTGGGTGATCGTCGGCGGCGAGAGCGGCCACGGCGCGCGGCCGATGCACCCGGACTGGGCCCGCAGCCTGCGCGACCAGTGCGCCGCCGCCGGCGTGCCGTTCCTGTTCAAGCAACACGGCGAGTGGGTCTCGCCAGGTGAGCGCGCCTTCGGCACCGCGCGCACGCGGCGCGTCGCGCTGCTGCGACCCGACGGCTCGGAAGTCGATCCGCAGTCCGCTGAGGGACGTGACGAGAATGCCAACGTCATCACGATGGCAGATGTCGGCAAGAAGGCCGCCGGCCGCCTGCTGGATGGCCAGCAGCACGATGGATTCCCGGAGGTGCGGTGATGCAGCTATCGGCTCAGACTCGCCTTCCACGCTTCCTCGGCCTGCTCCTTGGCGCGCCGAGCCTCACTCCAACGGTCATGCAGTTCGATGGGGACTGCCTTTCCGCCACGAGCGGCCGCCTCAATCTCCGCTCCGATGGCGGCCCACCGCTCTTGCGCGGCCATGTAGGCGACCTCGGCGGTATTCATTTCAACGCTCATATGAATCTCCGGAAAAGCGAGACGGTACGCCGTTCAGCCATGTCCAGAGGCAGGATAGAAGCAGCTGATCGGGTAGGACTGGATCGTGAGGAGCAGCTGCAATGAAGAAGCACGCCACCCTCAGCGACTGCGGCAAGTACCGGTACCGCCTGTGGCGGAAGTGGGGCCACGGCTCGCCGTTGCTGTTCCTCATGCTGAACCCGTCGACCGCAGACGCCGAGGTCGACGATCCCACCATCCGCCGCTGCCTGCGCTTCGCTGAGGCTCACGGCTACGGCGAGCTCGAGGTGGTCAACCTCTTCGCCTTCCGAGCCACCGATCCGAAGGACCTGAAGCGCGCCGGCTACCCGGTGGGCCCGGAGAACGACCAGCACATTGCCGCCGCCGTGCGCGACGCCGCGGCGGTGTGCCTGGCCTGGGGCAGCAATGTCGCCGGCCTGGAGCGTCCCGGGATCGTGCTGCAGCAGCTGCGCGCGCTCGGAGTGCAGCCCCAGTGCCTGCGGATCACCCGCAGCGGTTATCCGCAGCACCCCTTGATGCTGCCCAGCAGCTGCCGGCTGATGCCGTTCGACATCGAGGCCATCCAGGCCGCCATGGAAGGAACCGAATGACCACTGGCCGCAATCCGATTCCAGACAATGAACTGCCCGACGAACTGCCCGAGAAGTTCACCGGCTGCAAGGTGATGGACGTCCACTTCAACTATGGCCGTGACGGCGGCGCCGGGATCTACACCTGGTTCGGCTCGGACGGACGCGCCTGGCCGATCCAGGAGCAATACGACACGCGCAAGCCGAAGCCGGCCACGAAGCGCACGCCGGCATTCGAGCCGCCGAAGACCGGCGTGGTGATCGTCGACCGCTCGCAGCCGGGCGGCTTCTATGGAGAGGTCTGCAGCAACTACCGCGAGCTGCGCGAGACGTGGAAGCGCTGGCGCACGGAGAAGAAAGCCGCGGTGGAGGGATCGAAGAATGGCTGATACCGAACGCATCAGCGGCGCCGTGACCGTCCCGGCCGACAAGCTGGCCGAACTTCAACGCGAGGCGGCGCGCTACCGCTGGCTGCGGCAGCAGCATTGGAACGAGGCGCCGATGTGCGTCGTGATGCAGCCCCGGCAAGCCGTCAAGCTCGGGCACGACTGCCCTGCGTTGGACCGCCTTGACGCCGCCATTGACGAGGCGATGGCCGCCGATGGCCTGGAGGAAAAGTCGTGAAGCACTGGCAGAACCTCAACGACAAGGGCACATCGGACTACTACTCGGTGCATCGGCTGCGCGGGGGTGAAGGCGGGATGGAAGCCCTGCGGCAAATGTTCCCCGATGGCGAAGCAAACGACCTGAACTTCGTGCTGTTCTCAACCAGCGGCATTCACGGGTCCTACTGCACCATCGAAGACTGCGAAGCCGGCGACGTGCACGACCTGACCTTCCTGGTCATCCAGCCGCGCATCGTGGCGCTGCGCTATGGGAACTGCGAGCCCAAGACGCCGGAGGATTTCGCATTCCTCAAGAAGCTGCGCGCCACCAGCCTACAGGCCATCCACGCCACCCATGGCGTGGATGTACCTCCCGGAGCCCAGCGATGAGCGCGCGTCCGTTCTACGAAACGATCTACCACTGCGAGGGCTGGACGCTGGCCGACGCCTTCCGCCCGCAACCGGGCTGGGGCACGCGCGCGTTCACGGTGAAGCTGGCCGACCTGCCCGAGCACACGGAACAGCAGTTCGTGGACATGGCTCGCCAAGCTGCGCCTGACCGCTACCGACTGACCAGCGTCACGCTCTACCCCGCCGAGGGTGAGAAGCGCGTCATCTGGAGCACGCCGCCATGCCCCACCAGCAAGGCGCTGGCGAAAGCCGCTGCTGGCGTGCGGGTAGCGCGCCCAACGCTCGACGTTGACGCACTGGCGCAGGAGATTCGCCGCGTGGATGGCTCGCACTCGCTGGGTGCTGGCGCATTGGCCGAAGCCCTGCTGCCGTTCATCGAACGTGCCAATGGCGTGACGGTACCCGGCGCTGAGACGTTTCGCACTCCAGACCCCGATGGAGGTCCCGCGTGAGGTACGAAAGCCCCACCATCCAGTTCCGCGGCCAGATCGCCCGCGCCATGGCCGAGGTCTACCAGCGCCGTGAATCGGGCCAGGACGTCACCGGCCAACTGCCCTGCCCGCGCTGCCGCTCGAGCCTGTCCTTCACCGTGTTCCCCAGCGGGATGTCGCGCGGGCGGTGTGCGCAGGCTGGGTGTGTCTCCTGGATGCAGTGATCATGGGCAGCAACGACGCTCCCCCTGTCCGACTGGGTATGCCACAAGCGGTTGACCAGCGCCCCTGGATGTCAGTGCGGATCGCCTGCGCGGTCACCGGACTGCCAGAGAGCTTCTTCCGCCGGCACGCCTTGATCCGGAAGACCTGGCGCGATGGCCGCGAGTACCGGATCGCCCCCCAGGGGATGGAGATCAACATCGAGGCCTATGAGCGATGGGTGGAGCACGGAGATAGCGCGCAGGAACAGCCTACGCCGTCCACCCCGCCGCCGAAGCGACGTCGGCCCCCGGCCAGCGGGATCACTCGGTTGTACCGGCACTTCGATGCTGCCGGCCAGCTGCTCTACGTCGGGATTTCACTCGGAGTGATGCACCGCCTGCAGCAGCACCTTGCCTCCTCAAGTTGGGCCGCTGCCATCGCGCGGGTCGACGTCCAGACTTTCTGCACCCGCGCCGAGGCGCTGCACGCCGAGCGTCTGGCCATTGAATCGGAGCGGCCGCTGCACAACGTGGTGCACGCCAACCAGCGCTGGAAGGATGGGCGCCAATGAACGCGCAGTACATCACCCTGCAGGCCTGGGCCGCCAAGAAATTCGACCCGGCGCCCCACCCCAACACGTTGAGGCGCTGGGTGGCTGATGGCATGATCGTGCCGGCCCCGTTCAAAGTCGGCCGCGATTACATGGTCCTCCCCACCGCCCGCCACATCAACGAACCGGCCCCCGGCAAGCGCCTGGTCGATCGCCTGCACAATGGCCTCTCGCCCGCGTAGCACGAAGAAGCGCGGGTGGCCGGACGGTCTCTATGAGCGGGGAGGCTATTTCAGCTGGCGCAATCCCCTGACGGGCAAGGAAATGGGCATCGGCCGGGTGACGCTCGGCGAGGCCAAGGCGCAGGCGTCCGAGGCCAACATTGCCGTTCATGGTCTCCAGAACAAGCCGCGGCTGGTCGACCGCCTGCTGGGAAAGTCGGACACCAGCTGGCGCGCGTGGCTGGTCGAGTACGAGAAGAAGCTCGGCCTGCTCAAGGACGCGCCGCGCCCGGCAGATGCGCCGGCCCTGTCGATCAACACGCTCAAGACCTACCGAACGCTGGTCAAGAAGATCCGAGAGGTCTACGCCGAGTCGCTGGACCTGCCGCTGCCCAGGGTGACCACGAAGATCATCGCGGATGGGCTGAGGGTGCTGAAGGCAACGAACGCCCGAACCGCCCAGGCCATGCGCTCACGCCTGCTGCACAGCTTCGATTCGGCTATCGCCGAGGGCTGGACGGAGAGCAACCCGGTCACCGTCACCGACGACGTGACCGTGAAGGTGCAGCGTGCCCGCCTGACATGGGAGATCTTCCAGGCGCTGTACGAGCGCATGCCGCCCGGCCGCCTGAAGAACGCCACCGCCTTGGCGCTGGTGAGCGGCCAGCCGCGGGAGGTGGTCTGCGCCGGCAAGTTCACCGACGTCGGGATGGTGGACCGCCCTGGCCTGGAGCCGGTGGAATGCTGGAAAGCCACCCGCGGCAAGACCGGCGCGAAGATCGCCATCCCGCTGGACCTGCGGCTGGACGCCTTCGGCATGAGCCTGCGCGAGGTGATTCGCCAGTGTCGCGCCACCGGCGTGGCCAGCAAGTACATGGTCCACGTGCACCAGCGGGTGAAAGGCGCCCGGTTGGGCGACCCCTACATGGTCGACCGCCTGAGCAAGGATTTCACCGAAGCGATGGACGACCTGACGGAAAAGCTCGGGCTGAACTGGGGCGACAAGACGCCGCCCACGTTTCACGAGCTGCGAAGCCTGTCCAAGCGGCTGTACGAGGCCCAGGGCGGCGTGGATACCAAGGACCTGCTGGGCCACAGGACCGACGACATGGCCGCGCTTTACGAGGACGGGCGCGGGGCGGAATTCAAGCTGGTGAGCATCAATTGACCGTCAATTGACGCGCAATTTTTTCGGAGGAGTTTTGGAGGCGATTCGGAGCGACGCCTCCAAGCCATTGAATTAAATGGCTTTTCCTCTGGCGCCGGGTGTTGCCCATGCAGATGAACAAAACCGCGAAAGAGCGTTGATTTTGTTCGCTTTTCTGCTGTTTCTCGGCCATTTCAATACCCACTAAAACCCACCATCGGCGCTCAGTAAAAACAATAACTTGGCCCCTGGTTTCGGATGGCCGGCCGTTATTCTCCTCTCCATGCGCCAGGTCACCTACGCCCGCTACTACCTCCGAGGCCTACCGGGCAAGAAGCCGCACGCCAGCCGGTGGAAGATGTCACCGGAGGATGCCGCGGCGGCCGGGAGCGCTGGGCGTCGTCCCAGGCACGGAAGAAACCCGGGAGGTCCCGGAAACGGACGAGGAGCGGCTGCGGGCCCAGGTGAACTACCCGTCAGCTGGCCGGGACAAATGATCACCATCCCGGCGCCGATGCACGCGACCGAGGGCGGCCGGCCGTTCACGGATCCGGACTGGATCTATGAGATCAAGTACGACGGCTACCGAACGCTCGCGCGTGCCGGAGGCGGCGATCCGGTCGAACTGCGGACCAAGAGCGGCGCCAACTGCACGAAGTGGTTTCCAGAGGTGGCGCAGCTGCTGGGCGAACTGCCAGGCGGTCCCCACATCATCGACGGCGAGGTCTGCGTCCTAGACGACATCGGCCGCTCGGACTTCGAGCGGCTCCAGGCGCGGGCCCGGCATCGGCGCTGGTACCCGGGCGCTGACCACGTGGCCATCTGCGCCTTCGACATCCTCTACGCCAACGGCCACTCTGTGATGCACCTCCCGCTGGTCGACCGCAAGAAGATCCTGGTGGACCTCCTCGCGCCGCTGGTGCCCCGCCTGGTCGTCGTGGGTCACTTCCCAGCCGATGCCGACCTGTTCAATAAGCTGGTGCTGGGCGCGAAGCTGGAAGGGTTCGTGGCGAAGCGCCTAGCCAGCACCTACCAGCCGGGCGTCATCAGCCGGGACTGGCGGAAGGTCAAGAGGCCCGGCTGGCAGGAGGGGCGCACCTGGAAGAAGTGACCGATGTCACTGCAACCGTCATTTCGTCAAGTTTCAATTAGCTACATAATCATCCACCATGAAAACGCAACCCTGGTGGCTGCCAGACAGCAAAAAGCCCTTGCCCATCTCGCTTCTGCTCGTCCTCTTCTGGGCGTGTGTCGGCTTGGTCATTGGCGCAGTGCTGGCACGATGAGAGTCGGATACACAGGCAGGAGCTACCCGCTACTCAGGAATGTTGTGGGCGCATGCCCCGACGTGGAGTACGTGCGGGACGTGAACCTTTCCAGTATCGCTGCTGGCATCTTCAACCGATTGCACCTGTCGATCGGACACTGGGACCGCTGGAATCTGCATCAGGACTTCCGTTCCGCGCTGCACCGGCAGGTTGACGTCCTGCACCTATTCAACCAGGTCTCCTTTGGCAGAACGCCATGGGTAACGACCTTCGAATCGGTTGTTCCTCGCTACCGCAGCATGCTGAACCCTGCGATGTGGGCCGCATCCGTTGGGGACGCGCGAGTGCAGACGGCGCTGAAGCTGCTCGCCTCCACCACCTGTCGCGGACTGATTGCCATGTCCAGCTGCAACTTCCGGATGCAGCAGCGCGTTCTTGACCTCGCTCCCCGGTACGCCGATGCGATCCAGAGCAAGATGCACGTGCTGCACCCACCGCAGAAGCTGCTCGTATCACAGCAGCACCCGCGTAACGTCGAGATCTCTGGGCCGATGCGCTTCGTGCTGGTGGGCGCCTCATTTCACCGCAAGGGTGGCCGAGAGGTACTGGACGTGCTGGGTCGGCTGCGCAGAGAAGGCTTCGATCTACACCTGACGCTGGTAAGCTCGATTCAGTTGGATCCCTACGCGAGCGGCGAAACAGCGGCCGACCTGCTGTCCGCGCGAGAAGAGATCGCGGCCAACCGGCACTGGATCACTCATCACGACTCTCTGCCCAACGACGCCGTGCTGCAGATCATGCGCGAGTCCCACGTTGCGCTGCTTCCCACCTACGCGGACACCTATGGCTTTTCGGTGCTGGAGGCGCAGGCATGCAGTTGCCCAGTCATCAGCACCAACGTGCGAGCCCTGCCGGAGATCAATTCGAGTGAGGCCGGCTGGCTGATTGAAGTGCCACGGAACATGCACGGGGAGGCGCTATACGCCACCGCGCAAGAACGCCGTGATCTGTCGGCCCACATAGCCGCCGGCTTGGAGAACGTCGTGCGGGACATCTTTGCCAATCCGGGGCAGATCCTGGCGAAGTCGCAGGGAGCGATCAGGAGAATTCGCGAGAAGCACGATCCCGCGGCATTCTCGGAAAAGTTACTCGCGATCTACACGGACGGGCGATCTCATCTCGGCCAGGCATCGACCAGCTCCGCGAGATTGGCCGGCTCGCGGCCTTAGAGGCTACGCCTCCTTCACCGGCTTCAGCTCGCTGAAGGGCACCAGGCCCTGATCGCCGTCCTCGTAGCGGAGATAGACCTCGTTGCGGCCGAACATCGGCTTCCAGCAGCCGGAGTACGTCGCGCCCTAGAATTCGGCGCGCGCGGCGCGGTAGTCAAGCGGGTTGTCACCAGCCGCGGCGATGTGCGCCAGCACCTTTTCGTCCGTGCACGGCTTCGCGGTGATCCGCACCCAGTCGTTGCCTTGGCGGGCCTCCGAGTCGGCCAGGACAGGCGCTGCGGCCAGCAGCAGGATCAAGGCGAGGGAGAAGCGCATGGTGACCTCCTGGGTCGTGGTGGGAAAGAGGTGCCGGGCATTGAGGGGCCCATGCCTGGCGCGGCTTTGCGCCTACACTCGCGGGAGACCGCCCGCCGGGCGGCTTCTGGAGCGTGGATGGTCGAGGCGTTGATCCTCGTGGGGGCTTGGGGACTGGTGCTCGGCTACGTCGCGCTGGTCAGCAAGGAAGCGATGCAGCTGACCTGGATCATCCTGGTCGCGCTGCTGCTGGCGTCCCCAGTGATCGCGCTCTTCTGGCCGGCGTTCCGCTAGGGCGCGACCGCCGCCTTTTCGAGCTTGCGCGCCCGGTCGTTCAGCAGCTTCATCCTGCTGGTGATCTGCTGGTCGACCAGCTTCACACGCTCGGGCGGGGCGTCTTTCTTGATCAGGTCGCGCTTGCGGTGCTGCAGCTCGGTAACCTCTCGCTGGATCGCGGTAGCCATCGGCACCAGGGTGGCCGCGCTGTTCTCGCGCACGTAGGCGCTGATCTCGGCGCCGCGGCCGTCCTTTCGAAGCCCGTCGATCTGCACCTTGTGGGAGCCGATCTCGCGCAGGTTGTCGTAGTAGCGCGCAGCCTCCGCGGCCTGACCCTCAGTGGTGCCGACGAAGCGGCCCACCAGCGGGATCTTGTGCAGCGGCACGTCCTCGCCCGACATCGCGCCGCTGGCCGACTGCGCCAGCTTGCTCACTTCGCGGCCGACGCCGCCGGTCACCTGGCCGATCAGGTAGTCGATCTGGTCCGGCGTTGGACTCGCCAGGCCCGGCTTGTAGTCGGTGCCGCCCGTGGCGATATTCACCCCGTAGGAGATCATCTTGGCCCAGGGCGTTGCCGTGTCCTTCGCCCGGGTGTGGCCGGCGGTGGGCCGGTTCGCGTCGAAGTCCTTCTTGGCGATCGGCTTTCCGGTCCAGTCCTTGTTCTCAGCCAGGGCGGCCAGCGGATCGATCACCGTCGGGGCGATCGTTTGCAGCGACAGGCCGGCATTGCCGATCGGGTTGAACGCGTCGACGAACACCCCGACCAGCTGCGCGATCCGCTTCGTCGTGTTCTTGAAACCGGACATCGCCCATTCGGTCGGGATGCGGCCAAGGTTGGGGATGACGTGGTACCCAAGCGGCATCGGAATCGCGATGTACTTCGTCCCGGAGATCGGGATCACCAGGGAGCGCTCCCGCACGAAGTCGGGCGGCTCGTCCTCGTCGAAGCCGACGGCCGCGAGCAACAGCGCCTGCATCACCCCCAGCAGCAGGCCGCCGGCGATGATCTTCTGGCCGGCCGCGGACAGCTTGCCGTCCTTGAACAGCGTCTGCGCGAGGCGCGCAGTGCCCTGGGCCGATGCGTTGAAGAAGGCGTACAGCGCGCCCGCCTGCAGCGCCACCTGGCCCTTGCGGTTGAAGTTCACCGTCAGGTTCTTGGCCAGGCTGGCGGCCTGCTGCTTCGTGAGGCCCTGCTCTACGCCGACCTTGTAGGCCGACACCCGGACAGCGTTTTCCATCGACTCGTTGTAGTCGGACAGCCAGTCGAAAACGCCCTTGGCGAGCTTGAAGGCTCGGCCGCTCTTGATCGAACGCAGCTCCGACACGATCCCGTCGGCGCGCTCGGCCGCGTTGGCGTACATGTCGCGATAGCCGGTGGCGCCGCCCTCCCGCTGGAATTCCTCGAACAGCTGGGCCCAGGATGACGTTGGCGTCTTGCCAGCACGGTGGTCGCGCAGGTCGATGTAGATCCCGCGCAACGCCGGAAGAACGTGGTTTGCCACTTCCGCCTTGTGGGCAGCCAGCGGAGTGGAAGTCAGGTTCAGCAGCGCGCCCTGGACGTCGCGCGTGAGGTTGGTGATGCCGAAGATCGGGTTGAACTGGGTATTCACCGAGGCGAACCAGCGCGTCATCTTCGCCACATACCCCATGGCCGTGCCGAGCTGGTCGGCGTCCAGGTTCTTCAAGGCGGTGACCATGCGCATCGCGCGCGGGTCGCGGGCGTTGAAGAAGACGAACTTGTCATCGCCGTTGACCCGGACCGCCAGCACGTTGTCGGCGCTGCGCAGCGCTGGGTTGATGCGCTCGGCCACCTGCTTGGTGCGCGGGTCGACATAGCGCTGGGTCGGTTCTTTCGCGATGCTCTCGGCGTCCGCCGGATCCAGCCCCATGGTGATCAGTTGCAGCTGCGTCTGCATCACTTGCTTGGGGTCCTGCTGCAGCGCGGGGTCCACCGCGATCCAGAAGTCATCGTTGGGAGCCTTCAGCACCAGCCCGTACAGGGCCTCACCGATTCGGCGCTTCTGCGCGCGGGTGATGGTGCGCTCGCGCTGCATGGCAATGTTGGCGATGATGTCGGCCACCGGCTTGTCGCTTCCCATGGCGCGCTTCGACGCGGAGCCGCGGACGCTGTAGCCCTGCCCGAGGCCGGCGCGGCCGTCGTCCATCTCCTCCCGCATGAGCGGCACGTACTCGTCGCCGTAGGCGGCATCCCAGGCATCGATGGTCTCCTGCTTCTCGAGGCCCGAGTCGACCAGCAGCTGGCGCGTCGCCTTCGTGATGGCATCCACGCGCTTGGCCAGCATCTCGTAGGTGCGGCGCGTCCCCGCCGGCAGGCCGGCCAGGTAGGCGCGGGCGTCCTTGGTCTTGATCCCGGAGCCGCCGTCGGACATGCCGGCGTTGACCTTTGCCACCTGCACGTTTCGGCGCTCTGCGTGCCGGTTGTGCAGGTATTCCTCGAAGTCGGAGAGCTCCACCCCGCGGGCCTGCATGTCCACGAGAAGCGGCCGAAGCTCCTTATCCAGGAAGTCCTTCGTGGACTTGGCCGCGCGCCCGTGGAACAGTTCCTCCTGCAGGTAGGGGTCCTGCTCGTCCGCGATGGCGCCGATCGAGTCGCGCACCGCCTGCACCGCGCGCTTGGTGTCGACGTGCTTGTCCTGCAGGGTGTAGATCAGGTCGTCCAGCTTCGACTCGTCCGGGGCCTGCCAGGTCTTGGGCAGAGCGATGCCGGTGATCGTGCTTCGGGCTTGCTGGGTGCCTTCGAACGCGTCCTCCTCCGGCGCGCCCGTCGCCTGGGTGTCATCCGCCACTTCACCATCGAGGGCGTTCAGTCGGCCGTCCTCGCGCGCCGCCGCTACCGCCAGCTGCCCGCCGCCCGCGGTGCGTCGGCCCGCCTCCATGTTCCGCATGGACAGCACCAGCATGCCCTGCAGCTGCGCGTTGCTGAAGGCGACCTTGATGCCCAGGTCGCGCAGGAACTGGGCCACCTGCGCCCACACGGATTTCAGGAAGCCGAAGCCGGGCTTGAAGTTGCCGTCGTCGTCGATCGCGTCTTCCACCGCCATGGCGGCGATCTCGTCGGCCTCCTGTGCTTCGTTCAGGTACAGGTTACCTTCGGCATCAACGTAGGTTTCGCGCACATAGGCCTGAATCTCGCGCAGCTGTTTGTTGCCGGCCTTGATCCCCAGCTGGATCGTGTTCATCAGCTTGGTCCAGGCCTCGCGGCCCAGCATGTTGCGCAATCCCCAGTGCGCCACCGCTTCATGGGCGAGCGTTCGTGCGATGCCAGCGCGGGTGCCGTGCTCGAGCGAACCGGCCACAATCCAGATCTCGCCGCGCTCGTAGAGGCCGCGGGTGTTCGACGGGTTCTCGCCAGGCAAGTCGTCCGCGGTTTGTACGACGTGGATCCGCGGGCCGTTCTTCCAGCCGGCGGTCAGGTCATTGACGATCTTCTGGACGTCGCCCGCCCGGGGGCCGCGCATGCGGCGGATGGCGCGCCGCGCCTCCTCCATGGTCAGGCCGGATGGCATGCGCTCGTCGGAGCGGCGCTGGGCGGTGTCACGCGCTTGCGCGGAGTCGTTCTCGCGCTCGGCCTGTTCCTTCTGGAACTTCTCCACCATGGCGATGAACTTGGCCGGCTCCCACTTGACCATGGAGTCCAGCATGTCGCGCAACGCCTTCTCGCCGAAGCGGGCGCCCATCCGCTCCTTCATGGCCGGCCAGTGCTTGACGAACAGGTCCTTGGCGCGGGTCTTGTCGGACTGGCGCTGCGCGGAGATCTGCTTGGCCTCGGCCTTCTTCGCCTTCGCCTGTTCGGCCTTGAAGCGATCCAGATCCGCGTCGATCCGGCTCGTCCGGCCGGGGACGTTCAGCTCGCCATGGTCCAACGGCTTCGCTGGCTGCTGGGTGCCGCGCGCCTGCGCCGAATCGGCGTCTGCCGCCTGGTCGGTTCGCTGGGCGGCTAGGTCGCCTGCCGCCAGGCCGGCCTGCGGAACACGATCGTCCCGGTTTCGACCATCGGCAGACGCCGATTGGCCGCCTTCAGTACCGGCTTCAGCGGTCGAGGGAACGCGGCCCGGAGAACTTCCAGCTTCAGGCGCAGGATCCTGGGTAATGGCTTCTTGACGAGCAGTCTGCGGCGGCGCTGTTTCATCGGGTGCACGAGTTGCTTCATCGGATTGTAGGCGCGGCACTGCTGTTGCAGTAACCGTCGGCCGCTGCTCCTGGGTGTACCCGGCCAGCCGGAACTTGCCCGAAGGCATCTGCTCCACGACCCAGCGCAGATCCGGGTTGTTGCGCTCGCGCGTACGCACCGCAAGGGCCGCATCCGCCTGCGTAAGATAGCCGTCGCCGCGGCGCCCAAACCACGTCGCAGCCGGCTCGCCTACTGCGGCAGGCGGTGCGACAGCGGCGCCACCAGGAGCCGGTCCCACGCTGCCAGCACGTCCGGCGGCAGGTTCTGCCGGCGCGCTCGGCGTCGCTGCTGCGCGGTCAGGCGCGGGGGACGCGGCACTTGAGGTTGGCTGGGTCGCATCGGCAGTCCTCGGGATGACGGTGAAGGCGAACTTGCCCGACTTGTTCCTGATGCGCACCACCTCGCCGCCTGTCGCTGCGACGCGCTGCTCGGCGAGCTTCTGCGGCAACGCGACCATCTCAGGCGTGCGCTCCACGATCCGGGGGAGCACCGGCGCTGGCTGCGTCGGTGCGGCTGGCGCACCAGCGGCTTCGGCAGCAGCAGGGATGGCGCGCGCGCGCTGCATTGCCAACTGCATCGCCGTGGGCGCCTCCACAGCGCCGGCGCGCTGGAGCGCTTCCTGCACCGTGTTCTGTTTCGCGGCCAGCTCGGGAATCGCGGCCAGTTCGGCTTCCCGGCGCTGCGCCGCTTCAGCTTGCGCCGCGTCAGCTGCCTCCGTGCGCATGCGGCGCGCCTCCAGCATCGACGGAAGCACGTCGCCGGCAGCTTGGCGCTCCAGCAGCGCTGAGGCATCGTTGACGATTGGGCCCGGTGCCGGCTTCGGATCCACGTCCACGATGTCCGAATTGCGGCCCAGCCCCGCATTACCGCCTTCGCGGATCTCGCGCTGCCGGCGCATTGCGTCGATCTGGGCGGTCGTTCCTGCCTCGCCGCTGGACGTGGTCAGGATGGTGTCTCCGCTGTTCGCGCTTGGCGGCGGCAGCGCCAGCACCTCCTGCGCCGTCTGGATGGCCGTATCGACGTCCGGTGCCTTCAGGATGTCCTCGGGCTTCGGCTGCGGCCGCAGTGCCGCTCGCGCCTCGCGGGAGAACGCCACCACTTCCGCCGGCGCGCCGCCCAGTTCGCCCGCCGCTTCCAGCAGCACCTGGCCGGGCGCGGCGACCTCGCCCTTCGTCGCCAGCTGCGCGCCTGCCTCACCTGCAGCGCCGGCCGCGGCCTGCACGCCCATCTGCGCGGGCACGTTGACCGCCTGGCGCGCCAGCGGCCGCTTGATGGCAGGCGCGATGGTCTTGCCGGCGATGCCGCCGGAAGCGGCATCCAGCGTGCCGATGATGCCGGCGCGCTTGCCCGCGTAGGCCAAGCCCTCCTGCAGCTTCTGCGGGTCGGAGTAGAAGGCCTCCAGCGCCTTGGCGTCACCGGTGTTCACGCCCTGCTCCCGGGCGAAGTCCGTCAGCGAACTGCCGAATTCCACGGCGCCGCTGCTCAGGCCCATGCCAGCCGCGCCGGCGGCAGGGCCGGCCATGGCGCCCACGATCAGGGCCGGCAGCGTCTGCGGCAGGGACTGCGCCGTCACGCCCGCGATCACGTCGTACGGAGCCTCCTTGAAGGCGTCCCAGGCCTCGCCGAGCGTCTTGGCGGCCGCCACCTTCTGCACGGCCGGCCGGGTGACCATCTCGGAGCCGCGCTGCGCGGTCGCATTGGCCTCTGCGGCGGTGCCGATCGTGGTGGGCAGGCGCTCCTGCAGGCTGGCCACCTCGCCGCGCAGCTGGCGCGCCGCGATGCTGTCTCCGCGGCCGCGCCGCTCCAGTTCGCGGATCTGCTCCTGCGTCGACTGCAGGCGCTTCGCCTGGCCGGCGGCATTCACGTTCTTCACGGCCGACACCGCCTGCTCGATGCCGGAGAAGGCCTCGTCGCGCAGCTGGCCGAGTTCGGTGCCGATGCGGTCGAGGACGCCCTTCTTCGCCGGCACCGGCTCCCAGCTCGCCTCGTCGGAAGGGTCCCCCCCGCGGAAGCGGAAGCCGGAGTCCTCCGTGCCGATCTTCAGGCCCGCCGGCTCCCAGCTGGTTGGCGAAGCCGGATCGCCTCCGACGAACCGGTAGCCGTTTTCCTCGGTTCCGACAGCAAGTTCTGCCATGAGGTTCCCTTACTTGCCGCTGCGGCCACCAGCGGCCGGCGTGCGGTACTTCTCCCAGGGCTTCGCGCCGCCGGCGGCAGCTGGCGCGGGTGCAGGCGCTGGCGTCGAAGCCACCTCGGGAACTTTCACTCCCGAGTCCCTGGCGTACTGCATCTGCGCCTTTTCCAGGTTCCGGTTGGCCGCTTCCAGCTCCGCAATCTGCGACTGGATGCCCTTCTTCTCTTCCTCGTCGAAGCTGTTCTTCATCGACGCGCGGAGACTGCGGATCTCGGCCTGGTTGCCGGAAATCTTGCGGTCGAACTGTGCGAGGAACTGGTGCACAAGCACGCGGTCCTCCTTGCTCGACGAGTCGCGCTTCGACGCCGCCGCCATGCCGGCGACAAGCTTGCGCGTCTCGTCGTGCCCGGCTGCGATCAGGGCCATCGTCTGGTTGCGCTGCTCGCCGAGCATCAGGCGGGTGAGGTCCGCTTCGCTCTTCTGATTCAGCACGGCCGCGTCCTTTGGGGCGATGTCGCCGGTCTGAATCGCCGCCTGCGTGCGGGTCTTCACGTCGCCCATGAGCGCTTGCCGGTCGGCCGCCATGGACTGATCCACCGCAGCCTGCTGCTCGGGGGTCCAGCCGGCGCGATCGACGATCCCGCGCTCGACCTCGGCGCGCCGCTCGCCGACCTTCGCGTCAGCGATCTTCCCGGTGGCGGCGTCGATGCGCTCGGTCTGCGCGGTGCGCTCCCGGTTGCCGATCTCCATCTTGAACTGCTCGAGCGCCTTGGCGCGCTCCAGCGCCAGATTC